TGGTTGTGGATGGCAAAAGCTTCCAAGGCGATGTACCCAGCCTGACCCTGCCCAAGCTCGCCCTCAAGATGGAGGAGTACCGCCCAGGCGGCATGGATATGCCGATTGAGATGGACGTGGGCATGGAGAAGATGGAAGCCAACTTCACGACCACCGGCGTGCGCAAGGACTCGCTCAAGTTCTTTGGCCTGGCCGACGGCAACGCCTTCAACGGCGTTTTCCGGGGCTCGTTCAAGATCCAGAAAGGCGAAACCCTCGCGGTCGTGGTCACCCTGCGCGGCACCCTGAAAGAGCTGGACATGGGCGACTGGAAAGCCGGCGACAAGGCCGAGCTCAAGCACGGCATTGCCGTCACCTACTACAAGCTCGAAGTCGGCGGCGAGGTCATTTACGAGATTGACCCGGTCGGCATGAAGCGTGTCATCAACGGCACCGACCAGCTGGCCAGCCAGCGCGCCGACCTCGGCGTGTAACCCCCATTCCTCTCGCAACCCTTTTCGATTCAAGGACCCCCTTTCATGAGCAAGCCAGCCCCTAAGTTCCTGACCCTGACCGCTGAAAACGTCACCGTTCGCCTGTCCAAGCCCACCACGCTCAATGGCATTGATCAGGCCACCATCACCCTGCGCGCGCCGACCGTAAAGGACATTCGCGCCGCTGGGCAGACCTCTGACGGCGACGATGCGCAGCGCGAAATGAACCTGTTCGCGTCCCTGGCCGAGGTCGGCGTCAAGGACCTGGAAGGCCTCACCTACAAGGACTACAACCGAGTCGCCACTGGTTACAACTTTCTGGTGCAAGACGACGAACTGTAATCCCCAGTCGCTCAAGCACGCCGCCAAGCGTCTCGCGGCCGAGCTGCATTTCTCGGCCGCTGAAATCATGACCATGTCGTATGCCGACATGGTCTGGTGGCTTACCGATTGAGCTTGCACAGGGGGTAACCGATGGCAAGCAAGGTAGCGTTATCGCTGGTGATCGGCGGCGCCGTCGCGTCGTCTCTCGGGGCCGCGTTCAAGACCGCCGAAAACGGCATCCAGAAGCTGGAAGCCAAGGGCAACAAGGCCAAGGTGCTGAAAAGCACCATTGGCGAAACCATCAAGCTGCGCGAGGAGTGGAAGCGGGCGCATGACAGCGGCGCGGCCGGTGCCGACAAGCTGCTGCGAAAGCTGGACGGCAACCTGGATGCGTTGCGCAAGCAGGGGGTCGAGGTCGGCAAGCTCGGCCGCGAGTACCAGCGCCTGGGGCGCGAAGCGAAGGCCGCCGATCTGCAGCTCAAGGGCCACCAGCAGCTGCAGTCGGGCAAGGAATCGCTCAAGTCGAATATCGGCAGGGCGGTGGTGGCCACGGGCGCCGCCGCTGTGCCGACGATGATCAGCGCGAACTATCAAGCGGTCATCCGTGACATTGCGATCAAGGCCGATATCGCCAACAAGCCCGAGGAGCAGCAGCTTAGCCGGACGGTGATCGACACGGCCAAAGACACCGGCATGTCGCGCAATGACGTGGCCGACCTGGTCAACCAGCTGGTCGGTGCAGGCATGGAGCTGGACAAGGCGCTGTCGTATGCGCCGGTCGCGGCCAAGTTCGCGGTGGGTCAAGGCGCCTCGGGCGTCGACACCGCGTCGATGATCCAGGCACTGGAGCAAAACGCCAAGATCAGCGACCCCAAGGTCATGCAGCAGGCCCTGGAGGCTATCGCCTACCAAGGCCAGGCGGGCAGCTTCGAGGCCAGCGATATGGCCAAGTGGTTCCCGCAACTGCTGGCCGGCATGGAGAAGAACGGCATCACCGGGCTGGACGCGGTGACCTCGCTGGGCTCCATGCTGCAGGTCCAGATGAAGACCGCCGGCAGTTCCGACGAAGCGGCGAACAATTTCAAGAACTGGATGGAGAAGATCGGCGCCGGCGATATCAAGAAGGCTTACAGCGATGTGGGCATTGATTATCAGGCGTCGCTGAACACCGGCCTGCAGAAGGGCATGAACGTCATTGAGGCGTCCATGGCCCTGGCCATGCGTTACGTCGAGAAGACTGACCCGGCCAAGGCCAAGCAGATCAAGGACGCCCAGGCCAAGATCGACAAGGAGGTCGACCCGGAGAAAGCCAAGGCGGCGCTGGAAGCCCTGGAGAAAACCTTGCGCACCGGCGATATCTTCGCCGACATGCAGGTCAAGGCCGCGCTCACCGCCTACGGGCAGAACCGGGGGCTGTACGAAGAACTCAAGGCCGACTCTAAGAAGGCCTCGGGCATCCTCGACAAGAACCTGGCTGAGCGCCGCGAGACCTCGGCGCAGCAGTGGGCCGAGCTGGGGCAGGCGGTGGATGACTCCATGCGCAGCATTGGCGATGCCATCCGTCCGGCCACGGACATGGCGGCCAAGGGGCTGACCAAGGTCGCCCGTGGCATTACTTCGCTGTCGGATCAGTTCCCGTCGAATGCGATGGGGATTGGCGGCATCACGGCGGCGGTGATTGCATTCCTGAGCGCGCGCAGTGCGCTGCGTGTCGGTCGCGGTGTGTTCAACATCGCCATGGGCCGTGGTCTGGAAGGGCTCGCGGGCCGCGCCGGCAAGGCCGAGCGTGCGCCGATCAAGTTGCCCAAGACCGGCAGCAAGGTAGTCGACACCGGTCTGGGGCTGCTGGGCAAGGTGTTTTCGTCGGGCTCGAAAGTGCCTGGCCAAGCCGATGAGCCGGGAGCAGCCGCCAACGACACCCAGCGCGTGTTTGTGGTCAACGCCGATGCCTTCGGCGGGATCGGTGGCAGCGTTGCAAGTAGTGGCCCTGCAGGGCCTGCTAGGGGGAGTCGCAGAAGTCGGCGCCGGGAGCGTCGGCGCGCGTCCCGGCAGGGCGTCCCGGCGCCGGCTGTCGTGGCCCCCAAAGCGCCTAAGACCGCGGTGGGCAAGGCTCGGCCACTGCCTGCGGCGTTGTCGGCCCTGACCGTCGCCGATGACTTGGGCAAGGTGGCACGCTCGGTGCGCGGTGTCTCGCGTCTGGCCAAGAATCTGCCAGGGGGCAACATCATCGATGCTGGTGCGGCTGCGATTGATGTCGCGCTGAACGCTGAGACCAAGGACGAGAAGGCTGAGGGCTACGGTGGCGCCGCCGGCAGCCTGGCGGGCACTCTCGCCGGAGCAGCAGCCGGGGCCGCCATAGGCTCAGTGGTGCCGGTGATCGGTACCGCTGTGGGTGGTGCTGTCGGCGCCGTCCTGGGCGGCATGGGGGGAGAGTCGTTTGGTGGCTGGCTGGGCAAGCGCTGGTTCGGTGACGAACCGGCCGACGGTCATGCTGAGCCGGAATCGCCGCCGGCACTGGGTGAAGCGTTCCGTGTATCGATTCTGCCGGCCAAGGAAGTCGATCCCGAGCCCGTTACGGCTCCGGCCAACCCTGAGCCGCTGTCGGCGACGAAGGCACAATCCGAGCCTGCGATGCCCAAACTGGGCGACACGGTGAGGGAAGTGTCCACCCCGGCGCCGATGGAGCCAGCGGTTTCGGACGACCCTCGCGACCCCGAGTCGAAAGATCCGTTCCTGCTGCCGGCGTTGACGGCTGGCAAGGTGCGGTTCCCCGGCGCTGGTCTGGTGCGGCCGCAGCCTCAATCAGAGCCCCCAGCAGTTCCCGAGGTGCTATCCGAAGCACCTGCTCCGAAGTTGGGCGGCACGGTACGGGAGGCGGTTACCCCGGCGCCGGCGGAACCGGCGGTGTCGTATGACCCGCACGACCCCGCGTCGAAAGACCCGTTCCTGTTGCCGGCGTTGACGGCCAACAAGGTGCGTTTCCCTGGTGCTGGCCTGGTGCGGCCGCAGGCTGAACCAGAGCCAGAGCGCGGGCCACCGGCGCCCAAACTCGGGGTTGCGGTGCGGCAAGCAGCACCGGCACCCGTCCCGGTACCGGCCAAGCCCGAGGTGTCGTATGACCCGCGCGACCCGGCATCGAAGGACCCGTTCCTGGTACCGGCCCTGCCGGCCAACAAGGTGCGGTTCCCCGGTGCTGATGTTGTGCGGCCACAACCTCAAGCCCAGCCGCCGGCCGGGCTTGGCGATGTGGTGCGCGAAATGGCCAAGGCGGCGCCGCCGGCGCCCAAGCTGCCGGAGGTGGCTCAACCTGCCAAGACGGCAGGGCCGCCACCGGCGCCGAAGGTGGATCAGGAGTTTTCATTCTCGCCAACCATCAAGGTCGACGTGCAAGGCGATGTGAAAGATCCGGCCCAGCTGGTGCGTGAAATGGAAGCGCCTTTGCGCAGTATGTTCGAGGCGTTCCAGCGCGAAGTCGCTGCGCGCATGTCCTCGGCGCAGCTGTTCGATCAACCCCACGTTTAAGGAGGGCCTATGCCCTACATGGAGCAGCTGGAATCTTCCCTGTCCAGCCTGGTGGGAGCGGGGGAGGCCGGCCGGAAAAGCGCCGACGGCATGCTGGTCCCGCTCAACGGCGCTATCAGCAGCATTACTGGTGCCGCGTCTGAACTGGAGAGCATCCCGTTTCTGCCGCCCGAGCTGGGCGCCAAGGCGGGCCGGCTGGTGCGCAGTATCGGTGTGGCACAGGCACGGGTCGGGCAGATAACGTCGACCTATAGCCGGGCGGTCTCGGGCTTCAGTCAGGTGCAGGAACGCCTCGGCACCTTCAAGCAGATGGCCAGCAAGGTGTCGTCGGAGGTCAACCGGGTGGCTGGCAAGGTAAGCCCCTCGCTGTCCAACATCCTGCCCAGTGGCGGGCTGCTGGGCTCGGCCACGCCGACGCCGGAGGCGGTGGCGCCATTCCCGCACCTGCTGATCATCCAGCCGCATGAGCCGAATGCCCAGCCGTATTACTTCAACCTCGGTACGGCTGCGTTTGACGAGCTGCGCCGGCAGGCGTCGTTTCGTTGGGCGGGGCAAGAGCGCTTGCGCCGCAGCGTGGCGCAGCAGGCGGTGGGCCTGGGTGAGGAAAAGATCACGCTCAAGGGCGCGATCTTCCCGAACCACAAGGCTGGGCTAAAGCAGCTCAACACCTTGCGCTCCATCGGCCGCAATCTGGGGGCGTTGAACCTGGTGACGGGCTACGGCGAGGTACTGGGCGACTGGTGCCTGGTCAGCATCGAGGAGGAGCAAAGCCACCTGTTGGCCGGCGGTATCCCCCGAAAACAAGGCTTCACCCTGGAGTTTGTGAGCTATGGCAACGACCTGCAGAACGTCTGACGGTGATCTGCTCGATGTGATCTGTCAGCACCATTACGGGCACCTCAACGGCACCGTCGAGGCCGTGCTTGATGCCAACCCGGATCTGGCCAGGCAGGCGCAGCCGTACCGCGCCGGCCTGCTGATCCGGCTGCCGGATCTGCCGGCGCCTGCAGTCGAGCTGCTGCAGCTGTTCGGCTAACCCGCGTTACGCGTAACGAACCCCGCCCCGTGCGGGGTTTTTCGTTCCTGGAGCAAGCATGAAACCCACGTATCAAATCGTCGCGGATGGCAACGACATTACCGCGCTGATCAATGACCGCCTGTTGCTGCTGCGCACCTCGGACAAGCCCGGCATGGAGTCGGACGAGTTCGAGCTGCGCATTGACGACCGCGATCAGGCCGTTGCGCTGCCGGCGCGCGGTAGCAGCGTGGTGGTCATGATGGGCTATGAGGGCCAAGGATTGACCCGCCTGGGGGCCTACACCGTCGACGAGGTGGAGCTGAGCGGCCCGCCCGACACCATCGTCATTCGCGGCAAGGCCAGCGACATGCGCGGCAGCGGCAAGACCGTGCGCAGTGGCAGCTGGGA